AGTCACCAATGATTTCTGCAATCTGTTTCGGGTCAATGCCTGCTGTCTGGTGAATCATTTTGTAGAGTGCAGCCTGGGCACTTTTACTGAATTGGGTTTCCATATGTGAAGCCTTGTTTTTATTCACGTTTACTTAAAATCTTTGTTAAGCCAAACTCATTTGGAAGGCTTCTTTGTCATGTTTAATAGGTTGTTTTCCGTTTGCTAAATCTAGTATTTGATATTCACGGGCTAATGGGATTCGATCTTCTGGCCATTGGCTTATAGCGTTATGTGTAATTTCAAGTTTTTCTGCTAATTGGGTAATAGAGCAGTCTAATAAGGTCAAGGCTTCTGTTTTGGTCATCTAACTTACCTAATAAGTAATTTAACTTACCTTATTAAATAACATAAAACTTACCTAGTCAATTGGTAAGATAACTTACGTCATATAGATGGTGTTCCCATGGAAACTTTAGGTACACGCCTCAAGCAATTACGCAAAGAGAAAAAACTCACGCAACAACAATTAGCTGAAGCAATAGGCGTTTCTAAAACCTCAGTTATTTATTGGGAAAAAGATGAAAATACACCTAAACATGAAAGCCTTAAGGCCTTAGCAAAAAATTTAAGTACTAATGTTGAATGGCTCTTAACTGGTAAAAAAATAGTAAGTCAGAGTAGCCAAGAATTGCAGCCTCTCTCTGAATGGGACGAGACCACGCCTATTGAAGAAGATGAAATAGAGATTCCTTTCTTTCAGAATTTTAGTTTTGACTGTGGTTCCGGTTCTGTTGGTGAAGCACTCAAAGCCCAGTCGCAGGCATTACGTATTTCTAAAGCTACCTTGCGTGATTTGGGGATTGAAAAAGAGAATGCAGTGGCTACTGGTGCAAGTGGCGACTCAATGAAACCAACTATTAAAGATGGTGATACGATCTATCTGGATTTGGGGCGTAAAACAATTAAAGACGGCAAGATCTTTGCGATCTGTCATGGTGGGCTGTTTGTAGCCAAGCGGCTTTATAACTTGCCGATGGGTGGAGTCAGGATTGTTTCGGACAATACTGCGGAGTACCCAGAGGTTTTATTAACTGCTGAGGAAAGAAAAGAACAAGAATTTGAGGTAATCGGGTGGGTATGGCGGATAACGTCTACTGAGAGTTGGTGAACTGAACTAATAATTGTAAAAATGTTAACTATGATTATTAGATTTTAAAATAGTTAATTTTGAAATGGTATTAAGAGAAATATATTTTAATATTTCTTGGGGGAATAAGATGAAATTAAAGCAAATTAAATTTGATCAAAATGGTTTTAGAAATTTAAAGGATATCACTATCGATATCTCTTCACGCCTAACTATAATAGCTGGACATAATGGTATCGGGAAATCTACTATTTTAGGCTTAATAGCAAACGGATCTGAGTTAAAAAAATATAAAACTCTATTAAATAAAGATTTCCGAGCAGATTTTGGTGAGCTATTTTTCTTAGACTATAATGAAGATTTTAACCAAAGACTTCCCGAACCCTCTAAAGCAGATCTAATTTATGAGGCTGAAAATAAAACTATAGTCAAAGAATGTAAAGTTACAGGAACACAAAAAATTCTTGTAAAAAAGAATAAATATAAAAAGTTTATGGTTAAGGTCCCTATTGATCAACTAACTTCGACTCAAGCCGCTGACCTAAAGGAGGATTCAGTTTATGTATATCGTATGCGTGTCATACCACGTACTAAAAATGCCGGAGATTTAGATAAAGATTTTCTAGATACTTATCAGTTAGGCCATGCAGCAAAGATAAATATTCCTACCCTATATTTAGGTATGAGTCGTATGTCACCAATTGGTGAGTTTGACTGGACCACTATTCAGCAAAAAATCAGTCAAATTAGCAGTGAAAGTGTAGAATATATTTATAATATCTTTGATAGTATTATTCCATTTGCCGATTTTGAAAAAGAAAAATTAACATTTATACATTCCTTTAGTGATAGTAACAAACAATCGATTGTTCCTAATTTTGGTCATTCTTCATTATCTATATCTCTTGGCCAGGATTCATTAAGCAGCATTGCTACTGCTTTAGCTTCATTTCATAATCTCAAAATACAAATGCAACAGGATTATAAGGGAGGAATCTTAATTATTGATGAGTTTGAAGCT